ATGAACACAGAGGAACACCGGATCCCAGTGGTGTGGCGGCCCCAGCCCCGACAGGCCGAGTTCATGCGAAGGCCGGAGCCGGAAGCACTGTACGGCGGCGCGGCCGGCGGCGGAAAAAGCGATGCATTGGTCATCGAGGCACTGCGTCAGGTGGATATTCCGCATTACAGAGCGTTGATCCTGCGCAAAACATACCCGCAGTTGTCGGATCTGGTGGACAAAAGCCAGATGTACTACCGCCGGGCCTTTCCGCAGGCGCAGTACAACGCCACGGCCCATGTGTGGAACTTCCCCAGCGGGGCCAAGATCTACTTTGGCTCCATGCAGTATACCAAGGACCGCACCAATTACCAGGGCAAGGCCTACGACTTCATCGGCTTTGATGAGCTGACCCATTTTGAATGGGAAGAGTACAGCTACATGATGAGCCGCAACCGCCCCACCGGGCCGGGCACCCGGGTGTACATGCGGGCCACCACCAACCCCGGCGGCATCGGCCACGGGTGGGTGAAGGCGCGGTTCATCACCCCGGCCCCACCCGGCACGCCCATCGTGGAGGAATACACGGTGCGGAGGCCGGACGGCACCGAACAGAAGCTGCAGCGGGCAAGGGTGTTCATCCCTTCCAGCATTTTCGACAACCCGGCTCTGCTGCAGAACGATCCCGGTTATCTGGCCAGCCTGGCTGCCATGCCGGAAGCGGAAAAGCAGGCGCTGCTCTATGGCAGCTGGGACAGCTTTTCCGGCCAGGTGTTCACCGAGTGGCGCAACGACCCGGCCCACTATCAGGATCAGCGCTGGACCCACGTCATTGCCCCGTTTACCATCCCGAAGCACTGGCAGATCTACCGGGGGTTCGACTTCGGGTTTTCCAAGCCGTTCTCGGTGGGGTGGTATGCGGCCGATGAAGAGGGGCGGCTCTACCGCATTAAGGAGCTGTACGGCTGCACCGGCCGCCCCAACGAGGGCCTGCGCATTGACCCGGTGGAACAGGCCCGGCGCATCCGGGAGGCGGAGCAGAATGACCCCGTGCTGCGGGGGCGGGTGATCCATGGCGTTGCCGACCCGGCCATCTTTGATGAGAGCCGGGGCGAAAGCATCGCGGCCATGATGGAGCGGAGCCCCAACTTCCTGCACTGGAAGCCCGGCGACCACACCCGCCTTGCGGGAAAGATGCAGTTCCACTACCGGCTCAACTTTGACGCCGACGGCCGCCCGATGCTGCAGGTGTTCAATACCTGCAAACACTTCATCCGCACGCTGCCGAACCTCGTGTACGACGAGAGCAACGTGGAGGATATCGACACCCGGCAGGAGGACCACATTTATGATGAGTGCCGGTATGTGCTGATGGAGAACCCCATCAGCCCGCCGGCCCGGCGCACGGCCCTGCCGCCGCCGGATGACCCGCTGGACCTGCACCGGCAGGCAAGATTTTACAGGATCTGAAGGAGAAGAACGATGGACGATTATCAGAACGAAGCGATGCCGGTGGGTGCGGCGGAGGTGGCTGCGGCCACACAGACCCTGCAGCGTTACAAGGCCGGCAAAGCGGCACTGGACAGGCGCCTGGTGGACAACGAACTGTGGTTCCGCATGGGACACTGGAAGAACTACCAGAACCCCATGATGCCCGGCAAGGCGCAGCCCAGCAGTGGATGGCTGTTCAACAGCATTGCCAACAAGCACGCCGATGCCATGGACAACTACCCGGAACCCAATGTGCTGCCCCGTGCAGCGGACGATGAGGCAACCGCGCGGGCGCTTTCCAGCGTGCTGCCGGTGGTGCTGGAACAGGCAGATTACGAGCAGGTGTACAGCGACTGCTGGTGGCGCAAGCTCAAGCAGGGCACCGGGGTCACCGGTGTGTTCTGGGACCCGGCAGCCCGGGGCGGCGTGGGGGATATTGCGGTGCGGGCCATGAACTTGCTGATGCTCTATTGGGAGCCGGGCGTAGCGGACATCCAGGACTCACCGGATTTTTTCAGCCTGAGCCTGGAGGACACCGCACAGCTCACGGCCCGCTACCCACAGCTGGCAGGCCACACCGCCGGGGTGCTGGATGTGCCCCGCTACATCCACGAGGACGGCGCGGACACCGTTTCCCGCAGTGTGGTGGTGGACTGGTACTATAAGCGCCCGGACGAAAGCGGCCGCATGGTGCTGCACTACTGCAAGTTCTGCAACGGGGTGGTGCTGTA